TAGGCCCTGGGTAACAAAGCGCACCGGCTTGAGCTCCGGATTGGCCGGAATGCCGCCGTCTTGGCTGATGGTGACAATTTCGCCAGCGGCTTCGTTGACCAGCGTTACCGCACCACCGTTGACATCCGTCACGGTCATCGCGCCATCGGCAACGGTGGCGACCTTGAACTTGCCGTTGTTGGCCGCGGTGGCGAAGCCAGACACGTCGACGATGTGTCCAACGTCAAACTGGCCAGAGCTGATAAACCCGTCGCCCGAGTCAGAAAATGTTGAGCCCGCTGCAGCGGCGCTGATGGTGTCCGCCGTCATGGTCGAGGACTCGCGGACATAGTAAAGCTGTACGGCAGAGCCGTTCGCAAAGCAGCCCATGGTTATACCTCCGGTCTGATGGTTGTTGCGCTGTAGTAGATCGATACGCTGATGCGTTGCCAGCCGTCGACCGGCCGGAGATTGCCGCGCGTTACTCGGTCGACATGGACGCACTGGCCGTCATAGACGAGCCGGCGCCCAGCGACGAAGTAGTTGCGCAGCTTTTGAACGGCGGCCAGGATGTTCCCGGTGCCGTCATTCATGGGGTAGTTCAGATCGACCTGAAACACCCCGACTGTTTCATCCACGCCACCAGCGCCAAGGCTGGCCACGTCAGTGGATGCGGGCAGGTTGTGCCACTTCGCCCACGGCAGGGTCACTGCTGGCGGAGTGAAGTCCTTGCCTTCGTTGCCTGTTGGCAGGCCAAGCGCTGCCGCCGCCAGGCCCTGCACCAGGGCGGCGTTGATACTGATTTCGGACATTGGTCAGACCCTGAGCTTGGCGATTGCCGCTTTGACGATGCGCTGCACCCTGGCCACATTTTTTCTTACCATTCCGGTGGGCGCTTGAGTGCTGCTGCCCTCTTCAAGGAAGAGGATGTAAGGGAGCGTGTTTGACAGGTAGGTGACCTGGCCTGCTCCGGGCGGCGTATTTTCTTCGACCTCAGCCATTGCTTCGCCGCCGGTTCTGCCAACCTTGATCTTGTCCTCGCGCTCAGGAGATTCATTCGGCGTTCCAACAGACGTGGTCCACGCCCCTCTGGCTCGACCGGTATCAACGGGAGTCGATTTGATTACATCGCCGAAAAGCTGCAGCGTCGCGGCCCGGGTGATTTTGTTGTGCGCTTCGGTCGCGTCCTTTGCGAAGTTGCGGATATCGCCTGAGAAGCTCATCACTTGCGCCCGTGAATTTCATAGGCCAGCGGAGTGCCGGCCGGATTGGAGATCTTGATGCTCTGCACCCGCCAGTCAGCGCCATCGGCATGGATGAGGCTGGTCATCAGGGGCGCACTGTCCAGCCCCTTGGCGGCGATGAGGATCTTCTTGTCCCCCACCTTCACCTCGGTGCCCGCTGCGTATTTCGCCCCGGCCTCTTGAGAGGTGTAATCCAGCAGGATCATCTGGGCGTCCTGAGTCGACGTGCTGCCGCCCGTCTCGTCACCGGTAACCGGGTCGTAACTTCCCGGCACTTCGTCCTTGATCTGGCCGGCTTGGCCGAACTCAGAGATCAGTTCGAGCGCGACCGTGGCCATTTCGTCGTAGAAGCCGGCCATCATCCACGTACCATCGGGATCTGCCAAGACGACTCAAGCAGCCCGGCCACGTTGGCAAGCGACTGCCGACCAGCCACAGGCGTCGATACTGACAACTTCGCTGCGCCATACTGCCGCTCTACCGCCCCTTCGACGCGATCCTTGATAACGGCGCCCTTGCGCAGCTCGGGCGGGTCGATGTCGTCTGCATGGATTTCTCCCGCCATCGCCATCTGGCACTGCTTGACCTGGCGCGGGATAGCGTCCGATGGCAGCTCATACCCGTTCGAGAGCACCCCATAGCGCGGCCAGGCACCGGTCTGGTCGCGGTTAACCGCCCAGCCCTTCCAAGGCAGGGTGTTCATCTGCAGATAGGCGCGGCGCAGCAGGGCTTCCTGCTCTGCCTCGGTACCGGGAATGGTCAGGCCGTAGTTGGCGGCATAGGTCGCCAGCTCGGCAGCGGTGGCGTAGCTGTCGGCACCGGCCACGATTGAGCCATTCTCGATGATCAGCATGGGTTATGCCTCGTCCAGCAGCTTGGCCAGATCGGCTTTCTTGGCGCTCGCAGGCGCTTCGATGCCTTTTTCAGTGAGAGCGGCCGTCAGCTGCTCGACAGTGAGGCCTTTGGATGGCTTGTCGCTGTCGTCAGCCTCGTCCAGCAGCTTGTGAACCTTCGGGTCGTAGTCGGACTCGTTGATGACGACGTGGTCACCCTGATCCTTGCCCCACGGTTTTACCTTGATGGTTTTCATGCGTTGCTCCAGAAAGAGGCCGAGGCCCGGAGGCCCCGGCAAACGGGATTAGCCCAGCAGCAGGCCGATGTGTTCTTTCTTCACCGCAGCACAGCCCCAGGCTGCAGCAATCTCAAACTGCATCTGGCGGTACTGGGCGTACATCGACACCTCGAAGCTGAGGCCGGTCAGCGGGTCGGTCACGATCATGCGATCCACCGCGCTGTCGCCGCCTTCCGGCAGGGCCGGTGCGCGAGTCGCCAGAGCGATCGCCGAGCGAGCGAAGAACATGTTGCGCGCGCTGGCAGAGATCACAGTGATGTTGGTGGCCGATGCCGGGATGGCCTGACGCAGACCCGGTGCTTGCAGGGTGATGGTGCCGCCGTCGGATACATCGGTGTCACCGCTGGCTACGACGTACTTGTTGCTGTCGCCAGCAAAAGTAATCACGTCGCCAGCCAGAACGGTGCCGGTACCCGCGGATGCCAGGGTAATGACGGTGGCGCCCTCGGCATAACCTGCAGCGTTGGTGGTGGCGGACGCACCAGTACCCGGGGTGAAGGTCTTGATCTGCGCGGACTGACGCAGAGCCAGGCCTTGCAGGCGGTCGGTGATGCCATTGCGCAGCATGTCCTCGCGGCCCGACTCGTTCACCTTGAACAGGACAGACTGCTTGCCGCGCAGGTTAGCCATTGCCGCGGTACCCAGCACCAGCTGGAAGTCCAGGCCTTGCGCGCCGTTTTCCTCCAGAATGCGCAGAGCACCAGCGGAATCGCTCAGGTCGGCAGCGGTGCCGAACGGGGCAGTACCGGCGGTGCCGTAGGCGCGGGAGGCGTTGACGTGCAGAGCAGCCAGGTCAGCCTCAATCTCGTTCACCAGAGTACGCATGCCTTGCTGGATCTGGTTGGACAGAATGACGTTGTAGCTTGCGCCATTGTTGTCCAGGCCGCGCTTCTCTTCGCCGTTCCAGCGGATCGGGACACGGCGAGCCTTGGTGATGGTCATCGGCACGTTGCCGATGGTCTGATCACCGTCGTTCGGCGGAGTAACGGCCGGGGTGATGTCGGTAGCAGTGGCAGAACCAACAACCGGAGACATCACGGTTTGGCCTACAGCAGCGCGATCGTAGGTCATGTCAGAGGAAACGGCAGGAATCATGCCGACCAGTTCGCGGGACACCACGTCCAGCGCGTTGTACAGAGTGGGCACCAGCCCGGTCAGAGTGTTGGCCATTTGAAGGCTCCTTGATTTCAGATCGATGATTGAGTTTTCAGACTTCCGGGCCATCCGACCCAAGCACCGACCCCCATCCGGGCATCGGCATGATTGCGGCGTCAGTCGTTGACTACGCCGCCTTCGCGCGCAAACGCTGCCTGATCAGGCGGAGAAAGCGCGTCAAAGCTGGTGCGGCTCATGGACTTCTTGCCGCCGTTGTTTCCGCCACCACCGTTCGGAGCGCCGCCGCCATTGGCGCCAGAGCCCTTCAGGATGTGGTCTTTGTAGGGATAGGCTTCGACCAGCAGTTCGATAGCCTCTTCTGCGTTGGCCAGCTCGCCATGCCGGGTGCGGGAGTAGAGCTTGTTGCCTTGGGCGTCATAACCAACGACCTTGCCGTCTTCGACCTTGAGGCTGTTGGCGAACAGAGCGCGGGCGATCTCAACGCCAGCAGGGCCCTCGGCCGCAAACTTCTCAGCGATGAACTTGGAGGAAGCGAACGCGCCACCGATCAGATGGTTGTTCAGCTGCCCCTTAAGGGTCTCGTTTTCCTTGACCACCGGGCCGTACTTTTCCTCAACGCTTTTCACCGCCTCGGAGACAGCCTTGTCGCGGTCACCTGCGGCTATCAGGTTCTTCTCGTCGAGGTTCTTGACGGTCGTCAGCGCCTTCAGCGCCGCTGCCGGGTCTTCGATCCCCTCGAAGCCCTTCAGCTTGCCCTCAGCCGCCTCGGCACGCTCGCGATGCCCCTTGGCTTCACCGTTAAGGCGGCCAATGGTTGCGACGGTGCTGTCAGCGTCGAAAGGCGCTTCCTTACCCTGAGCATCAGTAAATACCGGCAGTTTCTGGCCGTTGACCTCTTGCAGGACGATGTGGCCATCAGCATCAAATTTGAAAGGCATGGTGTATTTCCTCGGGCATCCGCCCATCTGCTAGGCCATCCGGCCCGGTTCGCCCTGTTTCATCCGAAACGCGGGCATAAAAAAGCCTCGCATGAGCGAGGCTGAAATTTGGGTACAAAAAACCCGGCGCTTGGCCGGGTTGCTTTCAGTTCTACCTGTTCACTTAAATCGCTTTTGGCGCTCGGCCATCATTTGATCTGCCAGCTGTGCCGCGCGACTGGCTATCGCCAGCGATGTATTCTGCAAGCCGTCTAGCGGGCTTCCTTTGCCTTCAGATGCTTTTGCACTGACAGCTATCACAGCAGCGGCGTAATACTGGTCCCAAGCAGATTGATTTTCGTTGCCTTGAATCATGGTCTTTCCTTGATTATGTGATGGCGCTTAATCATGCCCCACCAATCATCCCATCACCACCCTTTCGCCGCCCATAAGGCATAGTACGCACAGCTTCTGCTTGGTCACCGACTTGCCAATACCGATCTTGGCCTCGATGTACTCACGACCGCCGCAGCGGCCGCACTGGGGCATGGCTTTTGGCCTTGGCATAGCGCGAACGCGCTTGCGCACCTGCTCTGCTGGTGTCTCTGGTGCTGGCGTTCCGTCGATGACGGTGAATCGGCGCTTGTCGGTCATGCGCTGATGTTACGCCGCAATACCCGCCTTCTCAAAGGCCCGCGCGTCGCGTTCTCGCAGCTGATCCAGGTCCAGATAACGGCCCTTGTCGTTGTAAAAGCGATCAAGGGTCAACCCGCCTTCCCTGAACAGCTTGCCGCGTGTCGGGCCAAGCACCTCGTCCTGGCGCTCTGCGCTCTGGGTTTTTAGCCAGTCGCCATAGCTCATGGACTCAGGCACCTGGCCATCCATGCTGGCCCGGTCAGCCTCGCCGATTTCCTCGGGCGTCAGGCCCAGCTCTTCCCAAAGCGTGATGATCGGCGTCGACGTAGACCGGCACTGCCAGTGGATGCGACCCGGGCCTGCCAGCCATGGCACTGAGTGCCCGACCGGCTTGTGATCCTTGCTGTACCGCAACCCATCACGCAACCGGCAATCGGGCGATGTCCTCGAATCCAGAGTACTCAGCCATTTGACCGAAGCGACCAGGTCATCGTTGGCTGCATAGAACTGATCCCGCGCGCCCTGCGACACATGGCCGATGGCAGTGCGCACCATCGACTCGATGTCCTGCCGTGACCGGTTCAGCAGGCCGTCAGCGTAGCCCTCTGACCTGATGCCCATAATGCTGCGGACAATCTGGTCATTGGTCAGGCCGCTGGTCATGCCGATGCGGATCGCATCACGAATGCGGGCAGCCCGGGCGGCCTCGATGTCGCTCAGCCACTCCGACAGCAGCTTGCCTTGAAACGGGCGGCTAAATGCAATCTGGCGAACCTGCGCCAGCGTGACGCCGGCCAGCGGCGCGACCGCCAAGGCCGGGGCCGGAATAACCGTAGTGAACAGCCGGTCCTGATAGTCCAGCTCGTATTGCCCCAGCGCCACCATATCGGTGATTACCTGTTCGGCAACTGAAGCCATCGTTTGCGCGTTCAGCTCTCGCACCGAGGCAAGCATGCGCTCCAGGTACTGCACGGTGAAGCTCTGGCCGTCCATGCGGGCCACGGCATCAGCAAGACGAGCCGCCAAATCAGCATCGGCGCGATTCAACAGCGCCATGATCTTGCGGACCTCGGCGTTACTGTACTGCTGCAGGTCTAACTGATGGCTGATTGACGCCGATTGCATCTGCTCGTTGACGGTCGCCATTACATGCTACCCAGCGCCGGCCCCTGCTGCTCGATGCGCTCCCGCTCGTCTTCCCACCTGAGGTCATCGGAAACGACGCGGCGGCGCAGCATCTCGTTGAAAAGCGTTTCGTCAGACAGGGCGCCCGAATTGCGCATATTCAGCAATGCCGGCAGCGTCACCTCGGGGATGTAATCCGCATCAAAGTTGCCATTGACCTTGATGTTCCCGCCGTCCGGCAGGCTCAGCCACATGGCGAACAGCTGTAGGATCTGGTCTCCGCAATCCTCCAGACGGCCCGCCATCGTCTCCAGCGGGCTGTTGTCTTGCGCCGCTTCTTCGTCTGCCTGAGTCGCGGTCTTGGTGCCAGAGTCTTCACGCTGCAGCAACTTGCCGCCGGCCATTCGCATCTGGGCTTCCAGGTCCTGCAGCGACACGCGGCCCGCCTCAATGGCCTTGCCGGTGTGCTCAACGTACTTCAGGTCGCCATCCGGGCCCATACGGGTGGCGGAGGACGTGCCAATGGTCATTTCCCACGGCACCATCTTGCCTGTGGCATCCACGGTATCGCCCGGGTTGATCGCCACCAGCAGCGGTACGCGCGCAACGTGCAGGATGTTGTCCTGATCACTCTGGCTCTGCCAGTGCTTGACGTTGAGGTGCGCCAGCTCCATCAGCGGCGGCTTGGCAGTCATAAAACCCGTGCGCTTGGTGTACAGCACCGCCAGCGGGATCAGGGGCAGCGTGGTGACGCCCTCTTCAAAGACGAACCACTCCGTCTTTCCGTTAACCTCACGCTTGCGCCAGACCGTCCACTTGCCGATCTCCAGCACGCGAACCTGCTGAATGGTCTTGCTGACGAACTCATTCTCCGGGTCATCCTCTTCGACCGACTCCATGTACCGGAACTGTGTCAGCACCTGCCCGCCCGCCTGACCGACGGACTTCCAGCCGAGCACCTGCTCTGGCTTGATGATCACCGAATAGGGGCGAACGCCTGCAGCAATCTCATCTGCCCGGGTGCGAATGCCGGCAGCGCGCGGGTAATCGACCAGCGCAAAGCAGATCCCGCGTGACAGCCCGATACTGAATAGCTCTTGCAGCCAGACCTGCAGGTTGTTGCCCTGCTGGTCAATGTCCTCGGCCAGCTCGACGATACGGGCCGGCACATTCTCGCTAACAGTGACTGGCTTTGCGAACACTCGACCGGTCATGCTGGCCACAGTCTCGGAGTAAGCAGGCAGCAGGGTCGAGGCGCTCAGTCGCGCCTTGTACGCCTCAGCATCTTCCTTCGGCCACTTCGGCAGCAGGGCCGTGCCAGCTGCGCGCATGCCTTTGGTGCCATTCATGAGCGGATCGACAACCGCCCAGTCTTCGCGCATCGCGTCGACAGCTGGCGTTGTCTTGCTTGGATCGTTGCTCATGGTTACATCCTGAGTGGGGTGGACTGTGTAACAGGCCTGATGATCGGGAACTGGTTGTGGATGAAGTACCCGCCAGCGTCGTTGGCATGGTCAGCGCCCTGCGACTTATCGGGCTCGCCGCTGTCGTTCCATATTTGCTGTTCAAGGCAGTCAGCGTAGATCGGGCACTTGTCCGCGTTGACGCGGTACCGGCGCTCACCCTTGGCGTTACAGAACATCGCGTTCATCGCGTTTACCCGGTCCTTAACCGGTGGATTCGCTGCCGGCGCTTTCACATGAAAGCCCGCCTGCTTGAGCAGGGCCAGATCGGTAACGCTGGCGTTGACCGACTTGCGCGAGTCTCCGGAGGCGTCCGGATAAACCAGCACCTCGCATGTTTTCTGGTACGTGTTGCCATCGAAGCGCCAATAGCGCTCTTTGATTTTCTGGATCATGTCCGGGGTGTCGTAACCCTGGGTGATCTCATCTACAGCGAATGGCAGGCCTTCACGCAGCACATGCGCAATTGCCGACATCTTGCCGACGTTGAAGTCCATTCCGATGTGCAGCGCCTCGCCCTGCAGATGCTCCGCATCCGTGCCGTTCAGCTTCCGGTCATAGGCGTGGTACACCGTGCCGGAGGTCAGGTTGACGAACAGGCCCTTCAAGTAAGCACTGATCAGCTGCGGCGGATACGACTCCATCAGCGACTGGATGTAGTCATCCGGCAGGTTCAGCTCATTGTCGAAGGTGGACGCCTGAACCAGCCCGTACAGCCCGGCCAAGTGCGGCTTATCCCTAAGCTGCTTCACGAACTGCTGATGGACAAACTTGAAGCCCTCCGGCGTCGTGGTGACATCTACGCCATTCTTCAGCCCGTCTACCTTGTAACGCATCCTGGCGATGATCTTGCGCCAAGCATGCTGCGCCTTGAGCACCGGCAGAACATCCAGCTCATCAACCAAGGCGTGGCCGATCTTGAACCCGACGATGGTTTGCGGCTTCTCCATGGACCGGCAGATGGTGGTGCTGCGATACCGGCCGCCAGCATAGAACTCGACTTCCTTGTCGCTTTCCTTGGTCTTGACCTTCAGCCCCCAGTCAAAAGCCACTTCCTCGATCGTCGGGAAGAAGATGTCCCGGATCTGCGGGTAGGTCGGCGCGAAGTAGCCCGAGTTGATCTTCGGCCACTCCCAGACATGCTTGCAGATACCTGCACCGCCTACCCAAGTCTTGCCCGAGCCAAACCCAGCTACGAAGCCGCGGAACTTGTGCGGCATGGCCAGGAACTCACCCTGCGGCACATTAAGCGTCGGCATCACGCTTCCTGGCGTCTACGATCGCCACTTCAACTCTTGCAGGCACAATGTCGCTTGGGTCTGCCTCAGCCTTTGCGTGGCGATTTACATAGACGTCGCCAACTTCCTTCGCGGCCTGCTCAAGCAGCTGAGCCGTCAGCGCCATGTTGCGCATGCCTTCCGCCCGCTCCGCCATCCTGCCAAGCGCCCGCAGCCGGTACGCTCGGTTGGCAATGGGAATGTCCTGGGTCTCTTCCTTGAACCTCTCTCTGCAGGCGTGAAACATGTCCGCCCACTTCTTGGCCAACCCGCGACCGGCATACTTTGTTGGGTCGTGAGACTCGCACGCTTGGCGGCTTACCTCTAGCCCGAACTCTTTCTTGACTGCCTCGGCCACCTGTGACGGCGTGTCGAAGCATGCAAGCGCCTGAACTATGAACGCCCTGACCTCGCTTCGCATTGCTGCCATATGATTGTCATCCGTCAAAACCTGTCAGTGATCAGGCCGACTTGAGCAGGCAGGTTCCGCAGGCCCTCGCGATATTGATTTGCGCCACCTCTGGCGCGCTTGCAGCAGCGTTAATCATCTGCTGCACCTCTGTGCTTGCACCGTATCTGCGAACCACGCCAACGAACTCTTCAACGTCGTGGCCGCACAGCTCGAGCGCAGGCAGTCCGTCCTGGGTGAACTTCGGGGCACCGTACTGATCGAGCTTCTGGCGTATGTGGTACAGCTCATGCTCCACCAAGGCGCAGAACTCAACATCTGAGCACTGGTCGCAGTAATCGGCCGCCAGCGTGATCAGGAAGGCAGGCTCTCGCCCGAACCATTCCCGCATCTGCTGCTCCTGTCGGGCCTTCTGCCACCCGCCGACCCGGAACGCCACCTGCTCTGCCTGGCCAATGACTGTGCGCCCGCGCTTTCCGAAGCCTGTCGAGGCCCAGAGGATCGCTATGTCCGCATCCAGAAGGTGCGCATGGTCCTCGTTATGGATGCTGCCGGTGCTGGACAGGATTTCATTCGTGATCCATTCCCACACACCGGCAGCCGGGCGAAGCGTCGGCAGGGCGTGCTGGAACAGATCGGCTGGCGGCACTGGCCTGCTGACCTTAGCCGCCTTTTGGGAAGCTGCCATCGATTATCACCTGCTCTCCGAGGCGAAGAAGGCCAAGAACTTGCAGGTCATCCGACTTTGGGCCAAAACCATACGTTTCGATCGCACCATTCTTGCCCATCAGAACCAAGGCTCCAGTTTCGCATGGCTCGATCTCTCCGCTCTCCATCATTTCGATGGCCGACTTCAGTGCCTTAATCGGGTCGGAGTAGCCCTCCGGCTTGAGCTGAACCACTTTGAGATCAGTCATGGCCTGCGTCCCGTATCGCCAGCATTCGAGCAGTCTCCTCATGCCAGAGACCCGACAGGATGGCGACCACCAGACCTTGCGGGACACCTGCGTCCTTCGCCCGGTCTATCGCGCTACCGAGATCGGTGCACATGGCATTGAGGGCATCATTCACTTCCTGGCTGACAGGCTTGGACGAGTAGATGCGGCTGACGCTCACTTGGTGCTCTCCAACTGCAGCTTGATACCGCGTGACACCCAGCGCTCAACCTTCCGCCAATCCGGGTCACGGCCTGTTGCAAGCGACACCATCGCAACGCCGGCCAGATACCAGTCGAGCCACCAGGCGCGTTTGATCAGCACGCGACAGGTCAGCGGCTTAGCCATGGTTCGGCCTGATTACGGTCGCCACATTTCCCCGAGACCGCCAGACCATGACCGCCAAGATCACGAACACGATCAGCAGAAACGGGCTTACCGGTGCAACCTGGTGACCAGTGATTGGAGCAAGGGCGACGGTCAGTGAATAACCGCCAGTACCGACAGCAAGCAGCCACGCGCAAAGGCTCACGCCCGGGCGATAGCGCGCGCCCTCCCGGCGGAACATAACCAGCCGCAGGCAGATTGACCCGCACAGCAGCGAGACGATCAGCGTGGATAGCGTTGGCAGTGCCGCAGGTTCAGCCATCTTTTCGCCCCCTGACAACAAAGTCAGCGATAGTGACGATCCAGCCGGGTGTCTTGCCTTCCTGTATCCACTCCATCAGGCTGATGCAGACCACGACGACGAAGATACCGACGAACATAGCAGGGACAGCCGCGGTCTCGGTCCAGCCGCGCGCAACCATCTCCGCCGATACGAAATAGCCGGCAATCCAAGAGAAAACAAAGTAGCCCAGCTTGGCCGCCCAGCTCAGGTCCTTTGAGAACACCATGAAAAACAGAGCGCCTGCGAAGGCGGCCGTAACGGCCTCAAGGTTCACGCCTGGGATCAGGCTGGCGGCGGTGACTGTGGCGACTCCTGCGCCTGCAATGACGCCGCTGCTGATGTCGGG